CATGAAGATAGAAACCTCCCATCAGGTGTCTATGTGCCTGTCTGGTTCTCACACTTCGGCACATACAACGGCGTCTATAAGAACTGGGGGCATGTCGCTATCTATAAGGACGGCACAATCTGGTCAAGCCCTATCTCTCACAAACCCTACGCTGATATATGGACATCAATCGAACAGGTCGAGCAGAGGTATAACTGTAAGTTTATTGGTTGGAGCGAGGACATCGGCAACGTAAGAGTAATCGAGGAGGAAGATATGACAATACCAGACGCAGATAACTACTACTGGCGGTATGGGCAGAAACTCGCTCGCCAAGTACGTGGCCGAGAACTGAGCCGTGATGAGTTTAGAGCGGCACTAGTCGGTAAAACTGACCTGAATGCAGTTGAAATACTATCAGATGACAGTGAAGCTGATACCATGTTACACGCTCAAGATGTAGGTGTCATAGCAGTACAAGATAACTGGGAGGGGCAAATTGAAAGCCTTACCCAACAGCTCAACGACACCAAAGTAGCCCTACAGAACGCCGAAAATAAGCCACCTGTTGAAGTAGTCAAAGAAGTCGAAAAGATAATCACAAAATCGGTCTACATTAACGACCCGATACTAGCCAAAAACACTCAAGATACCCTGACGATTGTTAAATCCATCAAGGGTATGCTTATTAACTTCATAGGGGTAGTTAAAAACTTTATCAAGAAAGGGTAAACATGTCTCTAGGATTAACTAAAAAACAAGCGTTAGACATAGGCAAAGTGGCTGGTTACGTTGCTATCTCAGCAGTACTAGACTATCTCATTAGCATTACTACGGCTACAGAGTTTGGGCAACTGACACCAGTTATCAACTTCGTGTTGGTGGCGTTCAAAAAACTTGTAACCGCTGAGAAATAACGTGGAAAAAGGGTGGCACTACGAACAGAACGTCCGGATAAGCCACCTTGCCAGTGAAATGGTGCGGTTATTCGTTTCAGGCCATGACGCCGAGCAGACGGCTCAGTATGAAGCGGTACGCAAAGAATACTTACGCCAACAGCTTGTCAAAGGTTGGCATGATGTGGGCTATATACCGCCACCTGAGCATGTAGTCGGGTAAACTAGTAGCTAAAATAATAGCTTATGCTTATAATAAAAATGAGTGTTGTACGTTAAACGATATCTAGCCTCCTAAACTCAACTCGTCTATCAAAATAAATATAAGGTCATACACTCACCTGACATACTCCCTCTTAGCAAGGGAGTTTTGTTAAAAAAACAACCACCCAAGAGTAGCATAGGAGCGCTAAAAGGGTGGTTGTTATGTAGTTATTTTAGCACAGTCCAATTTTGAACGGATATTGTCGATAATAGCTTTATCAGTCTTTATCTCGATTACGGTCAGTTGCTCATTGTATTCAGGGTTGAAAGCAAGAAGCCTGGCGCTATTTAGCTCACATATCACCATGCCAAAATGTATCTGAGCAAGGTAATCAAGTGGTATCTCACCATTCACTAGTGCCTCATGCCGAAGCCCGTTAGCACACTTCACTTCTAGTAGTATGTCACCAGTGATACCATCAGGACTATAACCAGCGGTGGGGTATTTACTATTGGTGATAAACCCTGGCCGGAGCACGTCTGTCTCGTAGTTATGCTCATACTCACGGATTGCGATAGGCTCAAGCAGAGTGCCACGCATCATGTACTTGTTTGCTGTGATAGCACTATCATCTGGTAATGGCTTGCCTTGGAGCAATTTGATTGCGCGTGAGCCTGTCCACCTACCTTTTCTTAACTCATGCCACTCAGGGGTACCCTGCTTAACGTCATGTATTGTTATCAAAGATATTCTCCTATAAACCATGCAATTCCACAGAGCATTGCACAGAGTAAAAACCCAACTAGGATTCCCCAAAGAAATAGTGTCATAACATCCTTTCTAATTCTGATTGTATTAACGGCCAATTATCAGGCCATACGAACTTCGCATAGCTCCATTCGTCAAGTTTGTCGATTGTTTCTTGCTGTAAGGGCTGCTTATGAGCCGTTTTAGAGGCTTTTATTTCTAAGGCGACCCAGAACCCATCTTTGAGTGCAAGAACGTCTGGTGCGCCAACAGGAACACCAGCGGTGGCGTTTAGCTTGATAACATAGCAGCCTTTATGACGTAACCATTTAGTAATTTCTGTTTGTAATTTCTGTTCAGTCATTCTCTAGCCCTTCTGCTAGCATTTCAAGCCCCTTTTGTGATTGTGCAAAACCCCTTAACCATGCAGCAGTCATTACTTTATTCTCAGCTATATAGTAACCCTCAGCATCTTTGATAGCTCCGGCCGGTGCTGTCAGGAGTGTGTAGTCATCGACATAGACATCCTCACCACCTAGCAGAGTAATAGTACGGGTAAGGCGGCCGTCAATCTGGTCAAATACGAGTTCGATAGCGCGGTATCGGCCCTTACGGACATTCCGCAGTAAGTTAGCGACTATGACATGCTTTACCTGTGGCATCTTCTGTGGTGGCTTGAGGTTTACGTCCTTGCCAGCTTGGATAGCCTTTTTGACGCGCAATATAGCCGGTATAATCTGCTCTGGCATAGTACGCATCCGGCTGAGTGTCTCACGCAGCTTTGCGGTTGCAGGGTCATAATTATCGTCTTGCACTGGTGCTACGGTTTCAGGGGCCCCGAGCGCTTTCTGCTCACTATGCTCGACATCAATCGCTTTCAGATACCGGACATAGAACTTCGGTATCTTGATGTGTATAGGTGTTTCGAGTAACCCCTCAATACGGTCAAACGACATTTTGGCGGCCGCTATATCATCTGTATCAGTACAAATGTCTATCAGTGACATGAGAGTACGCTCATCGACAGTGTTACTTTTAGATTTCTTCTTTACCCAGTACTCATCATAGGGAAGATGTATAAACTCCTCAAATTGATCTTTCAGTGTTATCATTACATATCCAATGCTAATAGTTGATTAAGGCTGTCATTAACCTCTGGTGTCGTCTCAAGCTCAACATCACTGTCAAACTTCTGGAACATACCCCACCGCGTCCTTATTTCAAGCAAATCTTCTGCTGGCCAGCCATTACATACATAACGAGTAATAATTTTACCGTCCTGCCTATACGCCGACCGTTCATACCCTGCAATCTTTGCAGCGTGGGCAATTGACTTTTTGCCAAGTGCCGTATAACTCCGCTCATCACACCACTTCTGGTAGTCACGTGTCAGTTCAGTAAAATTAGTGAAACCCCATATATCATTACGCACTAATTCCTCGAAATACGTCTCAGCAGTATTCACTTCTTCATCGTAGTCCTCTTTGGCTTTAATTGTCTGTTCACTAAAACTATAGCTATAGCCATTATCTTTGATTTTAACCGTTGTACGGAGTATTTCACCCAGTAAGTCTGACAAGAACCCAGGTCTTGCGAACAAGCGTTCATCGAACGTATTGTCCTGTGGAAAACTCGCTCGAAATGGGATAGTGAACGTGCGACGTCGAACACCTTGGGTCTTGTCAGCGAAAGTCGGTATGTTGTTAGCATTGAAAATAGTATGAACATTACCGTCAACCATCACTCCGTCCTGGCTGTTGAACTTGTGGACGTTAAAAGTGCTATGTTCAGCTAGGTTCTTATACCCACCAGTGTCTTTGATGTGCCCGTCGTTACTTTCAAGACAGACGTTACCAAGACGCCCGTTGACCATTGGCGTATCACGCTCATCCTCAATCTGCTTGACAGTAAGCTGGCTGAACCACCGGTTGTGCGAGTACGGCGCGTCGGAGCCAAAAATAGCATACAGTGCCTTAAGTGTGGTCGATTTGCCATTGGCTCCATTACCGAGGAACCAGAACACGCCAAATGGTTTCTTCGCCATAAATATGGGCGCTAATGCCTGAATAATATCATCGGCTAAACCTGTATCACCTGATGTGACTTCCTCAAGCCATTCACGGTGTGACATACCATCACCAGGGTTGATTGCAGTTGTGTAAACACAATCGTCATTTGATATGTCAGTGGTAAACTTGAGTTTTTCCATATCCCATACTCGGCCATCTGGCATAGCTATGTAGTGAGCGTACTTCGTCAGATCCTCGGAGTTGGTAAAAAAATAGTGCTGCAAGTCTTTGATCTGTGTCTGGCGTACTCCGGCACCCAATGTTGCATAACAGATACGAGCAAACTCGTCAGAAAAGAGTGTCTCCCACCCATTACTGTCAGCATATAATATCGTACCCCTGAACCGAACAATGCGGTAGCGCATGTTTAATTTCGCTACCTGCTCTTGTTTGAGGTTCATCTTCCCCTCAGTTGTTGATAACTCATTTTTTGCCATTGGTACCCCCCATGATGGCTGAAATAACACATTTTGTAAATACGCTAGTGGTAGCGTGTGGATAACTATTTAGACACTATAATTTTAATCCAAAAAGCTCATGTCAATCTCGTCTGTTTCTGCGCTGTCACCGTAATACGCATCTGGTTCGTTAGACATCTACAATCTCCGCTTCTGTAATTAGGGGGTTAGTCATGGTTCAAACCTCGGTAGCTTCTTGGGTGTAAGATGGGGTGTAAGATGGGGTGTAAGATTGTCATTACTCAACCCCTCAATCTTTCCTTCAAGCCATGCGATACGGCTCTTGAGTTGCTCTACTTCGCTGTTCGGGGTGTAGTTGGCGGTGATGTAGGCTTCAACAAGGCTCATTACAACATTAGTACAATTCTCCGTGTAGTCGGCTGGTGCGAGCTTATGCACTTGCTTGAACTCTGTGAGCACCTGTTCTCGTAGCTCCTGTTCATTTGTAGGGTTAGTTAGTTGTGGCTTACTCATTGTCTCTCTCCTTTACTATTTGATTCGTTGCCCCATTGCGAAGCCACCTTCGTCGAGTGCTGATAGTAGGTCGCCTTCACTGAGGAAGCTGTACTTCAGGTGCATCGGCTTTGGTACCCGTATGTTGGTGGTGTCGAATACCGTGTAGCTGATGGTGTATTTGTTGGTCATTCGTATTCACTCTCAGTAATCCACACATTGCCAGAACGACTGGGGAACTTGATACTGACATACTTATTATCTTGGCGCTTTCTTATTATCAGCAGATTGCTCATCTCCCCCCACCTCCATTTATCCAGGTATCTTTACGTTTGCGCTGCTCAGTGCGAAGTCTATCTCGGACACGAGTTTAAGAGTTAGCTGATATGCTACCAAACTCGGTCATCATTCAGACTTTTACGATTTTCGGTTATTGACTTTGCCCAATCAGGAAGTGAATAATGGTCGCCATAATGATTATCAACACTTCTCCTTGTTTCCTTTCTTTGTAAAGTATGTGGCTCAAACCAGTATGTTATTTCAATATAGGTTTTACCGTTTCGGCTTGACCAATACCAATATCTATCAACGCTTTCAATTTCCCATTTTTCAAATCGTGTAGGGATGCAATCATTTTCACGTTGCAACTTCAAATAGTCTTTGAGTACTTTACCTGCATTGGTTGCTTGTATAGAATTTTCATCCCCAACACCAAAGGTTGTTACCCAAGTTTCGCCACTTTCTTTATCCCAAGAAAGGATAATACATTGGTCTTTCTGATAATCTTCGCAAAATTGTTTTGCTACTTCAAAAGGTATATTCATTGAGCTTTTCGGTTTCGTTCATTCTTATATGGCTTCATGAAGCGTAGAGCGAGTAGCTGACCGTCGTTCCCGCCGATAATCTCATCCACAGCCTGTGCTATTTGAGCTTTGGCTTCAGCAAAGATTACGGGGTCATTCATATTTTTCAGTGAGACCAGTATTTGGTCTAGTGATTGGCTCATAGTTCAATGCCTGTATTACTCAACATCCATTTTATGGTTTCACCCGCGAACCCGTCAGCTGAGCTGATTTGATATACTATTGGGTCTTGTGGGTTATCCCAAGTATTTTTGTCTATACGTACATACTCAGGTAGATTGTTTAAGTCTGGTTTGTCTCCCATGTAATATCCGATAGTAAAATGACCATATTCGTTTTTGAGACTAATTATTTCTGCTATTTGCTTACTCATACTATTTCACCTCCTCGGTTTCAGCACCTCTTAGTTCATTCATTCGCTCGCCATAATAAACCATTCCTGGATACGTCAGATATGGTCGTGTTCTTCTGATTTCGTCTATTCTCGCCTCATTGAGCTTGCGGGTGTGCCAAGACTCTACGAGTTCGATAATACTATCGAGCACTCTCTCCTCGGCTACATTTCTTGAACGTGTGAGCGAGATAGTTTCAGCTATCTGCTCTCTCAGCTCTTTCAGCTCTTTAGATGTGTTGCTCATCGTATGCTCCTTATCCTCTTTAGTAGCTGTGAGGGTGGCGAGCCTAGAGTCAACATGTTTCTCTATCTCCTCCTGGGCATCCATCTCACCGAAATCATCGCCTAAACGACGGTTTATATTGTCTATTGGCATAAGTTCATCTATCCTTGCCCTAGTGATGAGGTCATTGAGGCGTTGCTTGACATCCTCCATGCGTTTTGCAAAAATCGGTTTGCCATCTGAGCTGTCATATCCACTCCAGGCAGTTGCGTAGTCACTTAAGATGTCATCGATTTCTTGGTCTTGTGGGTTAGTCATCGGAACCCTCTTTCTGGGGCGCATACTGACCTTTGCGTATCTCGCTTATTGAGATGATGACCACGTTACCGTCTTTAATACGAGATTTGATTTCATTTTGAGCCATATTGATATTAAGGTACGGCTCTGCTTCAAAGAACATATTTCCAAACCCACGACTATGTGAATATCCGACGAAGTAGTACTTTTTACTCATATCGTTTCCTTTCTTATTAGTGGTTTGTGAGGGGTCACCTATTCCTCACAATCAGGTTTACATCTCCAAGGCGAGTATCTTGTATATCATCAACGACAATTAGTTTTATGTATCGTTCTCGAAGTAGTTTATGTTCTAGCTTGGAGTAGAATTTCACCCCTATCAAGTCGGGGAACCAGCGACGGAATTGTGTTTCCGCGTAATCGGCTCCACCTCCTGACCAGACAATAATATCGACATTCTTCCACTTTTGGATTGCCATATCACGAAGCAAATTTTGAGTGCTTGCCAGAGGCCAATTATCATCAATCAGCGTACCATCAACATCGAAGCAGAAGGCTACTTTTTCCATGCCTTCACCAAACGGTAAACCGAGTTCTTCGTTTTTGCTCACATCATCCTCTTTTCTATTAAGGCTCGCTCGGCTTGGATAAGCTCGTCGAATGTTTTGTCTATTACCGATATGCTAATATACGAACCGTCGTGCTCTATTGGTTCGTGGAATCTTTGCTTCGCCCTATCCAGCACTTCCTCTACCGCTTTATCTTTGTAGGCGGTGATACGATTTAATTCTTCGGTAGTTATAGCCCAGTAATTGTCACCGTCTGCGTATAAGCGCACCAACTTACGCTCACCATCGTCTTTCTCCCAATATGAACCAATAGGGTCATCTCGCAGTATCATACGTCCGTGACTTTTCACTGAACTAATCAATTTCTCTAGCTCATCTTCTAGCACTCTGTACCGCATCTCTCGGATTATCTCATTTATCTCTTGTGTGTTATCTGTCATAGCTCTGCCTCCAGTTGGGTTAAGACTGCTCGTTGCTCGGCTCGAAGTGAGTTTTCGTAGTGATTAGTCATATCGTATGACATAAGTCCACTAGCCCTGTATTTACCCTGGAGGGGCTTATCTTCGCCCACCACTCGCTCCCTCACCTCTGCTAGAAGCTTTAGCTTTTCGGTGCGGATAAGTTGGTAGTGCCTAGTGATTACCAGCGTAGGTAGGTTCACTGAACTACCGCTTTCTTGCCAACCGCCTGAGTTATCACCACTTTGCCGGTAGGTTATTGAGCCTTTTTTATTTATGCGGATTTTGTCGTAACGGATACCAAAGTCTTTTGCGTATCGCTCTGCCAGTTCTCGTAATCCATCTTCACTAGCTTGATTGGTGTTTGTGGGGTTACTCATACTATTTCACCTCCTTTAAATTTGTTGCGTTGTGCGGTTCGTAGCCTGATAGGGTTTCTAGGGGGTTCATAGGTCATACACCTCAACTACTTTAGTTATTTCGTCATAACGGTCTAAGTCAGCCCTCATCTTCTTAGCTGCTCTGTGAGCACCCCATAGTGTGAGCGACCAATTACGGTTTATCCCATATTCACTGTTTGCAGTTATTTGGTATCTTTGACCATGATGATATTTTGGGTCAATTCTTTCGATGACTACGTTCATATTATCTCTCCTGATAGGGTTTCTAGGGGGTTGTTCACGCTGGTTGCCTATCTGTAAAATTACAGGCCGAACAAACAATACTTTCCCACCCGAATGGAGCTGGTTGTATATACAATACGCAACCACAATCAGGGCAATATGTATTAGTTACTACGCTCATACTATTTCACCTCCTTTAATTTTGCTCGCTCGGCTTGGATAGCTCCATGAAGTACAGCCAATGCCCGACGCTCTATAACCATTGCGTCACGTTCTTCTTTTTGTTCACTGGATAAATTGCCTGTTCGTGCTAGCATATCGAGTACAAGACCATATCCATACCCCATAATCCAGCTTTTCGCGTGTCTATCAAACTCTGCCTCCAGACTATCCAGCACCTTAGCTATTGCAGCGTTGGTGTGAGCTTGGATAAGTTCTGGCAAACCCTGTGAGTATATGGATTTACGTATCGCGGCATTTCTTTGGTCTACCGTGAACTTACCAAAGTGAAGTGTACTCTGATGCTGGGCGCACATATCACCGTAAAAGGCAATTTCGCGGAGTAGTTGCTCTCGTAGCTCCCCATTCTCTACAGGCTTTGGGGCGTATAGGGCTTGTATGGCTTGCTTGGCTTCATCGAACTTAGGGGTAACTGAACGAATACCACTCTGTTCACGCTCGGCAACCCTTCCCGCAAACCATGCGTCACAGTAAAGACTATCTAATATCTCGTCTAGTTTGTTATTCTGATTGGTCATTGGGTTGCTCCTTTAGTGGCATAACGTCTATCTTCCATGTGCCGACGCCCTCACCATTCCTCAGTATTTCGCGTGCCCATTTCTTAGCTTCATCGAGGCTGCGATAGGTAGCCTTAGTTGGGTCTTTTGTCAGGGTCACACGCATAGGTATACCCTGTGTCATCTCTACATATTCAATATGGTCGAAATCCATGCCGTAGCGCACCGCAAGTATAAAGTTACTCATACTATTTCACCTCCTTTAACTTTGCTCGC